GTCATGCTATACCACCATTCAGTAGGAACAACAAAAGCCAAGAGTTATGCATTGGCAACAATTTACGGGAGTGATTAAACAAAATGGCCAATCCAAATATCATAGGGGCATCAACCATATATGGCAACACCACATATTTGATTCCCGCCAATACCAGTACCAACACATGGACAGCACTGACACCGTCTGTGGGAACAGTAAACAAAGTAGAAAGCATCGTAGCCAGTAATGTAACTGCCAATGCTGCCACGGTGACAGTATCAGTCAACAGTGCTGTCAGTGGCGGTGGCACTGCTTATCGTATTGCTTATCAAATTTCAGTGCCGGCTTATGCATCGCTAATCATCACAGACAAGACCACAGCATTTTATGTAATTGAAACTCAAAGCGTGGTGGCCACAGTGGGCACAGCCAGCGCATTAGAACTGGTAGCCAGTTACGAAGCCATAACCTAAACAACAGTTACACAATGTCGCAAAGATATTCGGGCGGTATACTTTCAGCAGGCGCCACAGGCCTAAATGGCCCTGTCACCACTGTTGAATATTTGGTTGTTGCTGGTGGCGGTGGTGGTAATACTAGGAATGCAGGCGCGGCATATCCGGGCGGGGGCGGCGGGGCTGGCGGATTTCTTACCGCAACTGGTTATGCTATAACTATAGGGTCATCTATTACTGTTACAGTAGGATCTGGAGGGGCCGGGAATGCAGCCGGTAGTAATTCAGCTTTTGGGAATATTATTGCAATTGGCGGCGGTTATGGGGAAACTTGGCCATCTGCCGGTGGTTCCGGCGGGTCTGGCGGAGGAAGCACAACTTCTGCTGTCGGTTCCGGAACTGCAGGGCAAGGAAACTCGGGTGGATCTAACACTGCAAATGACGGACAATTAGCAACAGGCGGAGGTGGTGCTGGTTCTGCTGGTGTGAGTGGAACAAATAATGGTGTTGGAAGTTCCGGCGGTACCGGAGCAGTTTCATCTATTACAGGATCAAGACAATTATATGCTGGAGGTGGTGGAGGAGGTGGTACATACTATAGCAATCCTGGAGCTTATGGATTAGGGGGCGGTGGCGGTGGCGGCAATGGCGGAAGTCAATCTTTGTATTTGTGGCCACAAAATGGTTTGACCAATACCGGTGGTGGTGGTGGAGGTGCTGGAACTTGGAATAATGCTGCTGCTTCTGCTGTGACCGGTGGAGCAGGCGGGTCAGGTATTGTAGTCATCCGTTATCCAAGTTACCTTGGTTCGGCAGCTGCAACAACTGGTAGTCCACAAACATACGTTGCAGGTGCATGGCGAGTGTATGTATTTGTTGCCAGCGGAACAATAACTTTTTAAGGTTGGATATACTATGGCGCGAGGAATTTTTACCTTAAAACAACAACTACAAGGCCTACAACAGCGGGCGTGGTCCGGCACAATGGCAACCCCGGCAGTAAACTACCTTGTGGTTGCTGGTGGTGGAGGGTCTACTTATATTGGTGGTGCTGGTGCTGGTGGGTTATTGCAAGGTGCTATTCCTGTAACTGCGGGATCACCTATCACTGTTACTGTGGGTAGCGGTGGCACATCCAGTGGTGCTGTTCCTACTAATGGCAATAATTCAATTTTTGGAAATATTGTTGCTGTTGGCGGCGGCAAATATGGGTCTGATGGAGGGTCTGGTGGTGGGAATGGTCAAAACTATTTAGGTGGTCAAGGAACCGCCGGTCAAGGCAATGCAGGTGCTCCTGGCACTTGGAAAGATAGTGTAGGTACCGGCGAAGATGGTGGTGGCGGTGGCGGTGGCGCCGGAACTGCCGGAATAAAAGGCATTCCAGATGTTATTGGCGGAAATGGCGGCGCAGGCATAGCATCTTCTATTAGCGGAACAGTAACAGTATACTCCGGGGGAGGTGCGGGATGTCTTCAAAACGGTACGAACGGCGGAACTGGCGGTGTTGGTGGAGGTGGTAATGGGGTGTCAAGTACAACAGGCGCAGTAAATACCGGAGGCGGAGCAGGTGCTCCGGGCCCAAGTGGTAATGCTTCGGGCGGTTCCGGTATTGTCATCGTGTCATACCCTGATGTCTACGCTGCCGCAACTGGGACAACTGGTAGTCCAACAGTCAGCACCAGCGGGTCGGGGAGTTTACTTTTTAATGGTAGTACGGATTATTTAAGTCCACCAAGTAATGCTGCGGTTGCGTTTGGTACCGGAGACTTTACCTTAGAATGTTGGATATATGCAACGGCAGCAAGTGACCAAGGTATATATGAAGGAAGAGCAGGTGGAAACGGTACCACTGGGTTTACATTAACTGCGTTTACTTCTAGTGTGATAAGAGTATACACAGGATCTAGTGCGCTTATTTCTAGCGCCGGAACATCGTATCTTAATCAATGGACTCATGTTGCGGTTGTTAGATTATCTGGAACAACCACATTATATATTAATGGTCAGTCCGTTGGCACCTCAGCGTCTATGGGCAATCTGACAGATACAACTCCCGTAATTGGTGGAGGAAGATATACCGGTACAACTACAATAACTTCTTTTTTTGCCGGTTATATTTCTAACTTTAGGATGGTCAAAGGCACAGCAGTTTACACAGGCGCATTTACGCCTTCTACTATCCCACTGACACCAATTGCCAACACTAGTTTATTATTAAACACAGTGTCCGGTGCTCAATTTGCAGACAGTTCTACAAATAGTCTTACTTTAACTAGAACAGGCACACCTGCTTGGAACCAAGCCAGCCCATTCGCAACCGGACTGGGATACAAAAACCGTGTGTACACTTGGACCAGCAGTGGTTCAATAACCTTTTAAATAACAACACTATGAGTAATAATTATCTAGGCGGATTTGTCAGTGCAACATTTAATCCTTTCACCGACCAAAAGACTGCCACGGTAGAATATCTTGTGGTTGCCGGTGGTGGTGGAGGTGGTTCTAGATTTGGCGGAGGAGGCGGAGGAGGTGGTCTACTAACTGCTGCCGGGTTTTCAATTACGCCAGGTTCCCAACTCACAGTTACCGTCGGCGGCGGCGGTAGTGCTGGTGCAATTACTGGCGGGACAGGGACAAGTGGTGCTACTAACGGTAGTAATGGCACTAATTCTGTATTCGGTTCTATTATTGCAGCAGGAGGAGGAGGCGGCGGAGCAGGCGATACAAATGCTGGGCTCACTGGAGGATCTGGAGGGGGAGGTGCTGGTCGGTTTGCATCTTTGGCAGGATCTGGCACTACCGGTCAGGGGTATGCTGGCGGCGCCAGTTCTGGTACAAATCAAGGCACCGACACATACAAAGCAGGTGGAGGCGGCGGTGCCGGTTCTGTTGGTATAACAGGAGCCGGTGGGCAAGGGCATGACGGTACAGGAATATGTTCTATTATTACAGGATCACCTGTTTTTTATGCTGGCGGTGGTGGCGGTGCAACAGGTGGAGGATCTAGTGGTATTTCCGATACACAGCAGATATTATCCCTCGGTGGGCCAGGCGGCGGCAACGGAGGAAATTTAACAACCGGATCGACTACAGCTATCGAAGGAACCTCTGGAACGGCAAATAGTGGCGGTGGTGGTGGCGGCGGGGTTTATGGCAGGGACAATGTGAATCACCTCGGGGATCCGGTGGCTCAGGCATAGTCATCATTCGTTACCCAGCAAATACCGCCCCACCTGTGAGCACCACAGGCAATCCGCAAATACTGTACAACAACGGTTATCAAATTTACATATGGACCAGCAGTGGTTCAATAACTTTCTAAAATAAGAGGATAATAAAATGGCACATTTTGCACGAGTAGAAAACGGCATAGTCACACAGGTTATTGTGATTGAGCGAGAAGTATTGGATTTAGGTCATTGGGGCGATCCCGCCAGTTGGGTTCAAACCAGTTATAACACACACGGCGGAGTACACTCCCAAGGCGGTACACCGCTGCGTAAGAATTATGCAGGCATTGGTTACACTTATGACAGTGAGAGAGATGCTTTTATTCCACCTAAGCCATATGCCAGTTGGGTATTAAACGAGGACACTTGTTTGTGGAATCCACCTACACCCATGCCAACAGATGGTAAGATGTATACATGGGATGAAGCAACAACTTCATGGACTGAAGTCGTAATACCAGCATAAGGATAATCAAAATGCCAGCATACAGTGGGATGTGGACACTGAGCCAAGTTGCTCAAGCAATTAAGAATAGTGATTGGACAGGTATCCCACCTACTGTGGTAGAGTATTTGATTGTTGCTGGGGGCGGCGGGGGTTCTACTACGGCCGGCGGAGGCGCCGGCGGATTGCTTGCCGGGTACGCTGGGATTACTCTCGGTAGTTCTTATTTTGTAACTGTGGGTGCTGGCGGAACTGGCACAACAGGAGGCTCTGCATCTGCGGGCAATACGGGCAATTCTTCTGTTTTTGATGCAACATCATCTGGCGCTTTTACAGGACGAATTGTTGCTTCTGGCGGCGGCGGAGGAGGAGGTTATTGGACCGGTTCTGGAAATGGTACGGCGGCAACATCGGGCGGTTCCGGTGGTGGTGGTGCGGCAGCATATACAGTGGGCGGAGCAACTACAACAACCGGTGCATCTGGAATATCAGGTCAAGGTAATACCGGTGGAGGCTCATCTCCTGCTAGTGGAACTTTAAGTCAAGTAGCTGCCGGCGGTGGCGGAGGTGCAGGAACAGTTGGATTAACAGGCACCACGACTGTTGCAGGTAACGGGGGTGCCGGTATTGCATCCGATATTACCGGGACAAGAACCGTTTATGCCGGTGGTGGTGCGGCTTATGGTTGGACAGCAAATGGTGTTGGAGGCGTTGGCGGTGGCGGTAATGTTAACTCAAACGGAACTGCAAATACAGGTGGTGGTGCTGGCGCATATAACGCTTCTGGAGGTACAGGTGGATCCGGTATTGTAGTCATACGCTATCCTGGCTTTGTCCAATACTTCACTGGCGGAACGGTTACCTGTACGGGTAACTATGTTATTCATACGTTTACTTCTAGTAGCACACTAGCACCGACTACTCCTACCTATCTGGTAAGTCTACCACCAAATACAGCAATCTTCTACAGTTCGGGAATATGGGTCGCACCAGCGGGAGCAACATCTGTCCAGTATCTTGTTGTTGGCGGTGGTGGCGGTGGCGGATATAATGATGGAGGCGGAGGCGGCGCCGGTGGATATAGATCGGCATCCGGATTATCTGTAACTGCCGGGACTTCTTATACCGTTACCGTTGGCGCCGGTGGATTTGGCAGCGGAACTACTAATGTGTCCGGAACACAGGGACTAGCATCTTCATTTAGCAGTATTAGTGCTTCAGGAGGCGGAGGCGGAGGGAGCGGAAGTGGTGGATCTGCAGCTTCTACTGGCGGTTCTGGCGGTGGCGGCGGAAATCAATCTGGCTCTGGCGCAGCAGGAAACTCTGGCGGATACACGCCAGTTGAAGGTTACGCAGGTGCTGGTGGTGTAAATAGTGGATATTATCCAGCAGGCGGCGGAGGTGGATCCAGCGCAGTAGGTACTGCTGGTAGTGGAAGCACAGGTGGTGCTGGTGGTGCTGGAACAAGCAATTCATTGAGTGGGACATCTGTTATATATGCTGGTGGCGGCGGAGGCGGGACACAGACAGGTGGCACTGGCGGAGCAGGCGGAACTGGTGGTGGCGGAGCAGGTGGTTCTAACGTTGCTGGAGTTTCTGGTTTACCAAACACCGGTGGCGGTGGCGGTGGTAACGGAAGTGCAACAACTGCTGGCGGCAACGGCGGTTCTGGAATCGTAATCATCAAGTGGAGTTGAAATCAATTTCTGGCTACATTTGAGGTTGCGAGATAAATAAAGTTAGCATACAATTACAGTATGCTAACTTTTTTCTTTTAGTCAGTGGGCTAGAAGAAATGGCATAAAATAGGCACATAAACATTAAGGAGAAATATTATGGCTACTCTTGCAGAAATTCGCGCAAAACTTCAACAATCCAGTCAACAAACTATCAGTACTGGAGACAACGCAATTTATCCACACTGGAATATCCAAGACGGACAAACTGCTACCGTGAGATTCCTTCCGGACGCAGACTCAAACAACACTTTTTTCTGGGTTGAACGCAACCTAATCAAACTGCCTTTTGCTGGCGTCAAAGGCGAAACCAACAGCAAACCCGTCCAAGTCCAGGTCCCCTGT